ACCTCGCCGTCAGCTCCGTATAAGCGAAGACGCCCATTGCTACGAGCACGATCAGGCTAGCTACCGTTTTCATCGGCATCTGTACCCGTGCTTCTTCTCCAATATTTAAAGGTTTATTACTCATTTATTTTTGGTTTTGGTAGCGGAATTATATATTCTTTTTTATCTAGTTTCAATGATGGGTTAGAGGCTGGACGTACGAAAATAGCCAGTAAACACAACAAAAGTATTAGCAATGCTGTAAATCTGTAATCCATCCTGGCTATCTCCTAAATCCATTATCTAGTCCAAAAAAATATTTTCTTCCACCAAGAGGTGCTTGGTGCCGGACTCAAACTGCAATCACAGTGAGCACATTTGTTAATACCTTCGTGAATGTGACGTCTTAATAAGTGTCCACATAAATCACAAATTTTTGCTTCTGGTTGTTTAATCATTTTTCTTCTCCTCAATCTCGTAGAAAAAATTATCAGTGTCTTCTGTTCTCCATTGTCGAGTGTCTTCTACATTCCACTCACTTGTTTGCACTTTCCAATCAGGAATATTATCTTTCACTGTGAAAGAAGGTATGTCCCATATACATCTATTGTTAGGTTGTGCAGCATAATTACCATCATCTAAGGCTATTATGTGAGCGCACTTATGTTCGTGCGGTATCTCTGAATGATCAGTGTCAAGTATATTAGACTCTGGATGTGCGAAGTCAACTGTAAATAAATATTTACCTGGATGCCATTTTTTATCTTTACCTATATATTTGCCAGATTGTCCGTCTAAAATATCCCAACTATTAACAGCAGGATAATAACTAAAACAATTCCATAACTGAAGTTCATCCAGTCTACGTTTCGGAACACTTTCCGGTCCAAAACCTCTCTGTATGAAGGCAGAAATCGGGAGACGATAAAAGATAGCGCCGTTCTCCATAATTGCATGGAATAAGATACTGCGACCTGTAATAGCGCTAAGGCCAAAGATAATACAGTCTTCAACTTCTCCGTGATGTTTTTTAAGATCATATAAATACTCCTTTTTTATTTGTGCGTATTGTACAGGAATGTTTGCATTTAAGTAAGCCATAATTTATCATTTTATCTCACCCCAATTGGGGCCAGATTCATAATCTACCTTATTAGGTATTTGTAATTCAACTGCTTTTTCCATAACAGTTTTAATTTTACCAGCCTTTTCATCTGATTCAACAGATATATCAAGCTCATCATGAATTTGTATATGTGGTATAATACCTTCTTTATATAACTCTAACATAGCTTTCTTTGTCATGTCAGCTGCTGATCCTTGTATCAATTTGTTTAATGCTTTGTAGGTAAAAGCTCTACGACTATCATTTTCATGCCAATAGTTTTTTTGTTTGTTACCATCTTTGTCAATAATAAATTCACCTTCTTCATCTTTCATATGAGGACCCATTGCTTGTAATTCTAACATTCTTTCATGATCTTGAGGTGGTATATACTTACCCCAATCATTACCTTTTAATACAGGTTCGTATTTAGGAAATCTACATTTTCTGTTTAGAATGGTTTTAATCTTTCCATTACGTTGAGCTGCAGTCATAAGTTTATTTGTTAATTGTTTTACAAAAGGAACTTTGCTGTGATAAATATCAAATAATTCTTTAGCCTTATCTTTACTTACACCTAACTCTGCTTCAAGTTTTGCTTTACCCATTCCATAAAACAAACCTAAGTTAATTACTTTAGCTTGACCTCTTGGAATCTTAGCCATATCCGCTACCAACTGGTGAAAGTCAGCATTAGGATTATGATCGTATGAATCTGCAATTTCATTTACAGATGCAAGTTTGAATCTTAATGCATACTCTGTAACTAATCTCGGTTCTTGTTGTGAGTAGTCAAACGTACCCCACTTACAACCCTCTTCAGGTATAAATAATGATCTTATTAATGGACCTGTCTCAGGATCTTTTGCGGGTATCTGTTGTAAATTAGGATTAGAATAACTAAATCTACCTGTAACTGTACCTCCATCATCAGATCTAATTTGATTTATTTCTGCGTGTATTTTCAAAAACTTTTTGGATACTTCTTGCGGCCCATATCTGAGTTTCTATTCCTGTGTCTATTTTTATCTGGTGTATCAATCGTTCTTCTTTTCTGGTTAGTTCTTTTTTTAATTGATTGGCCTTTGTCACGTCTACCCGCACCCCTAGGTAACGCATATCGACCAGACAAGGAAACAGATCAGTCTCTAAATTAAATATCTGTTGACAATCTTCTTCTATTAATAATTTTTTCATGTGTTGCCAAAGTTTAAAAGTTAACTCAGCATCTTTTTCAGCATAAGCTCCTACCTCACTTGCAGGTAATCTCCACATGTCAGCTTTTGGATCTAGTCCTCTTGACTTTGCAGCATCATTCAAAGCTTTTTCATTTTTACCTTCACCTAAATAAAACCATGACAAAGCATTTAATGTATATGCAAATCTATTCTCATCTAAAACAGAACAGGCAATCATAGTATCTACTATTAAACCATTGATTTTTATACCTAAATTACGTATCCAACATACGTCATACATTGCATTATGAAATATTTTTGTAGCCGGGCATTCACAAATATCTTTAAACCATTCTAAAGTTTTCTTTCTGTCCATGTTAGGAGCTTCACCATGAGCAATTGGAAAATACCATTTGTCATTATATGTAGCAACCGCAATACCAACTACTTCACCATTACCCGTAACTGCACCAGAACCTTTAGATTTTAAATCAGGATCACGTGTTTCTAAGTCAATTGCAATCTCATCATAATCTCTTAGATCAGGATATTCAGTGGGCATTACCCATTCAGTTTGTGTTAAGTATTTAGGTATTTTCATTTTTGTAATACGTATCTCTTTTCTACTATTTTATTTAATTTATTTTTATTACTAAATGCATACAAAGCTGCATCATAAGTATGTGGAAATATTTCCCAATCAACCAAACTACCATAAATTTCTAAACGAAACTTATGTTTGTTTACTGTAATATTTTTAGATTTAAAATTTCTGTTAGGCATTACTTTTTCTTTTTCATATCATTTAATTTTAATAATTCTAATTGACAGTAATGTACAATTTTTTTAAGATCTTCAGCCCCGCCTTTTCTCTGATATCTACAAACGTACTTCACAACGTTGCCCTGAAAAAATGATAAATCATTTTTAGAAATAAATTCATAGGGTTGAATAGGAAACTTGGTGTAGTGATTCCCGCCTACCTGGGTGTATTGTGGAAATGATTCTTCAAATATATCTTTATGTGTCATAGTTGATACTCCTTTAATATTTTTTTTGCTTTCAGTTTATATAAGTTATTTCTTGCTCTCGTGATACCCACGTACCACACTCTATTCTCCTCATCTTGTTTGTCAACACTTAGGCGAATACTTTTTTGTACTTTACTCCCTTGGTGTAAAGATAGTATTACATTATCTTCTTCACCACCTTTTGCTGCATGGATTGTAGATAACCAAACCCTTGCATTTTCAGAAAGTTTTTCACCTCCAAAAATTATATTTCGTATATAAAGCATTTCTTTCTGATCACCAACGAAAATGTCATACCAATTTTTTTCAGAATTCCAATTCCCATTGGGAATAAAATCTTTGACGTCATTAATTTCTTCTTCTGATAAAATGCCATCAATGGTCCATTTAGTATAAGCCACCGCTGCATTATACATTCCAACATTAAAACTTTTACCTTTGTTAGTTTGAAAATAAATATTTTTAGATTTTAATTCTTTTGCAATATCTAATAAATTACTTTTAGTTCTAGTAAGAATTAACCATTTACCTTTTGTAAGATCAACTTGTCCTAAATTACTTATAAATTGTGTATGACCTTCTTCATTTCTAGGTAAATATTCTTTTTGTTTCCTGATGCCTGATATACGATCCACTGCTATTTGAGCTTGTTGTTGTACAACTTGAGATACTCTTCTTGAATATCTTAAAACTTTTTCATTAGCAGGTTCTTTTATAAATCTATTCACATCTGCACCAGCCCACGCAAAGATAGCTTGGTCATCATCACCAGCTAAGTACATATCATCACAATGTTCTTTTAATTTATCATATAGTTTCCATTGTAATGGAGATAAGTCCTGTGCTTCATCAATAAAAATAGCTTTAAATCTAGGTATTTTATTAGACTCAATAGCTTGAGTAATTAAATCATTAAAGTCTAGTAAATGATTTTTCTTTTTATATTCCTGTAAATTAATATCAATATGTTTGAGTGTAGGCCAGTATATTTCTTTTCTATTGTGTTCATTTAAATCGTACTCATCTCTTATGTTTATGTTTTTATTAATAGCTCTTTGTATCATTTGAAAATAAGGATTATTGCAAGTTAAAAAATGTGTTTCTTCTTCATTATACTTATCCGTAAAGCTAACTCTTACATTTAAGAGTTTACCTAGATCTTCATAGTGATGTGGTTGAATAATATCTTCTTCAGTTTTATTTAATAAATGAAAACAAAATGCATGAAGTGTTTGAAAGTATGGAGCTTGTTTTTCATCTACGTCAATTCTTTTTCTAGCTTCAGCTGCAGCTTTTCTTGTAAAAGCAAAATAACCTATCTTATGATAAGGTGTACCTGTTCTAATATAAGCATTGACCCTACGAATTAACCTAAATGTTTTACCTGTACCAGGTGGTCCGTATATTTTAATTGTCTTTTTCATCAGCCTTTTTAAATGTATCTATTAAAGATCCTTTGTATCCATAGTTACCATGATGAGTTGTTACACCATCTACGACTGCATAAAATTTATGTCCAGCATTTCTAGCTAAATTACAAAAAGAAACATCTTCTCCAAACCAATGACCTTGTTTAGAATCAAAAGTATTTTCCCAAAAATTATACATATATTTTTTAGCTTCTTTAGATATACCATCAGCAGAATTTATTTTTAAATCTGGATGTTTTTGCATTAAAGATTCATATACATTTCTTTTGATTAAAGTTAATCCCGCAGGTCCACCTATAATTTCTGTCATTCCTAATTTATCTATATTAATGTCATTATAGTTTTCAAATGCTACAGAAAATTTAACTGTATTATCATGAGTTTTTTTTCTATATGGAACACACGCCATATCTTTATCTGCTAAAAGCATTCTTCCTACATCTTTAGGATCAAATTCTACATCAGCATCTACAAATAACTGATAGTCAAAATCAGATTCCATAAAAAGTGCTGACAATATATTTCTTCCATAACCTACGTAAGGACACTTAAATGTACTTACAGTAGATTTTATTTTTGCTTGTGTAAATTTATCCATTAGTTTTAATAATGATAAACATGTTGATACTTGCATGGTGTCATAGGTAGGCATACATACAAATACACTTGGTGCTTTAGTCGTCATACTATATTCTCCTTATCTTCTATTATTATTTTTTCATCTGGTATTTCTTCTTTCATCAAATCACCTGCAGGTATTTTTAAACACCTGACGGGTGGAAATGATTTCTCACTTTCTCCTTTTGGAAATCTTTTTTGAATACCAAACTCACCTTTGAAATAAGTTTTAACCAGAGTTCCAGTTCTTGGTCTATCTTGATTCCATTCATTTCTTTTTATTTCCTCATAGAATTTATCATAATCAAAGTAATAAAATTCATCATCTTTTAATACAGCTCCACTTTTAAATGAAGCATATGTTTTTGCTTCGGGTCCATTAACATAATCTTCTAAATATTTTTTAAGCATTTCAATAGGATTAGTACCAGCAGGTGGCTTAATATCCTCTTTAGTGGCCCATAGAGCGTCCAGGATAGGCTGATAATCATTATTCTTAATAATGGGAGGAAATATAGATGTTTGATCTGCTATTAGCGCTCTCATCTCTTTCATTTCTGCTATCTTTTTTATATGTTTTGCATGAATTTGAACTACTTTGCTATCTGACAACTCTACATTAAAAAAATATTCTGGATCAGGTTTATAATCTATTTTAATTAATCCTGATATTTGAGGCCAACTACTTTCTTTGTGGCTACCAATACCAAACTTTCTACGTAGACAAGTTCCTTTTGCACAGAAAGAAGAGATAGGTAAGTCATGACAAGTATGTCCAGCTGTATCTTTATCCCAACTTTTTATTTTTTGTTTTACTTTTTCATCACCCCAAGTTTGATCATACTTAATAAAATCTCTTGCTGCATCTAACAGTTTAGTTTTCCAATCATCTTTGTGTTTCTTTTTAACAAACACCATGTAGTTAAATAAAAATCTATCTCTCTCATCTTTTAGTTTAGTCCCTGATTCCTGAACCTGTTTGCATATCATTTGTAAACATGGAGGACCATCTAATAAATCTTCTGGACCACCTGTTAATATTTCTTTTACTTTTTTATTTGATACTTCTTTTAATAATTCTTTTGTTTGTAAATTATCTTTAACTACATTTATAAAATCATCAAACTCTAATTCTTTTCCGTCAGGTAATAATGCTTTACGTTCTGTCTTTTTAAAATAAGGTAAGTTAATAAATGATCCTGAAGTTCTAACATTATCTTGGTTCATACCCAATTGTGTTTGCTTAGGAAATATTTCTGTCTTAGATGATAAACCAAATAAGAATAATAAGTTTTGTAAAAATTCTCTGATTAAAGTTGCAGGCACTTTTTCTGCTGTAAATACATAAATATGAAGTCCATTGCTTTTTGATTTAATTGGAATAACAGGAAGTTCTTTGTCTTGAATTATTTTTAGGTAATGATGAATATCAAAACTAGAATAATCTGAAGGATCAATATCAATAGCACCAAAGCTAGCCATACCATTATCATCACAAGCTTGTATACCTATTGCACGTTTACCATCTAAATGATCTTGATAATCTTGATCAGTTATATTTCTTTTAGACCAACCATAATCACCTGGATCAAATTTTAATTTGTTTGTTTGTGGATCATGATAACCATTGTTAACATTACAGAAACCAAAGTCTCTTTCTAATCCACCAAAATATTTTCTAAATTCTTTCATAATTTATACGGCGCCTCCAGTCTCCCTTCAGCGCCGCTGTTATAACAAGGTATTATACTATGTCTTGTTGCTTTTGACTAGCATCATATTTAGGTTTAGCAGTCCCTTTAGAAACTTGTTTCTGAAGTTGTGCTGCTATCTCATACATAGACGCATCATCTTTATTTGCAATATCAAGATTTCTCACTCTTGATGGTTTGTAGACATGCCAGCTTTTGCTACCCGCAGTCTTACCCATTGTGTTTAGTTTATACACAGCTGAATAACTTGCAGGATTAAATGAACCTTGATCATCTGTGAATCTTAGATTCTTGATAAGGTTATT